TGGAACTGTCGTCCGCGTTGTCCAGTCGGACAGCACCGTGAAGGTGTACCGCAAGTAACAATTTTGGGTGGGTGAGGGATGAAGCCCTCACCCACCCGAAGTAACCAAAAGGAATTATAATGCCAGTCAAATACAGCATTTTGGCTTCGCATGCTGATGCAAAGCCTGCCAAGTCCAGTGTCCGTAGCGCCTACCCAAAGAAAAAGGGTTCGTCTGCCAAGGCTAAGAAAAAGAACAAATACTAAAATGGCTGCTAAGGACAAGGACAAGAAGGGCATTACAGCCCCGAAGTATGCACCGAAGTCTAGGACTGCTGCTACGTATTCGCGTGGCAAGGCTGCCAAAGAAGGTCGCTTGTTTATGGGTCCTGAACCCAAAAAGACTGGTGCTGCCGCCAAAAGCGATTATGTGAAGTTGAAGAACCCTGCTCGCGAGGCTGACCGTCGTGCGTTTGTCAAAGCGGAACTTGAGCGCAAGGGAATCAAGATGAACCCTGAAGGTCGGCGTGACGTGCGTGAGATTGCTGCACGTGAGATGGCTCGCCAGAAGTGGTCCAAGCAGAAGAAGCGTGCACGCCGTAACGCCCCTTCGCCGTCTGGTGAATACGGGCAGTCTTGGATGTCTGAATAGTGGCTGGCAAACCCAAGCAAATCGTTCCGATTCCGCCTGACCGTTTCGCGGCGTTGTCCGCTGCTGACAAGACGTTGCATTTGGAAACGTTGGGTCGTGAGGCGATGAGGGGTCAAGCGAAATGGATTGAGCGTACGGGTTCGTTCAATAAGTATGTTCGCGAATATCAAGAAGCCAAAAACCAGACTGCGCGACGCGCCATTTTGCAGAAAATGGGTGAGGATGTGCAAAATAGGTGGGTGAAGAAGTATGCGAGCAGCACCCCCAAGGCGAAAGCGCCACGCATGACTGTGCGTGATGCGTTCAATGCTGCCAAGGCTTCGCGTGGCGGCGGTTCTACTGGTTCTGGTGGTGGTGGTGGAGGTCCTAGGGGTACGGACGAGAAATCTGTAACCCAATAATCACTGGATACGGGAACAAGACCCGTATTTGTGATGAACTCTCAGCCTAACGCCGTTCCCGCCCACGCCTATTACGGAAGCCCTGTTGGGGGTTATCGTTTGACTTCGGTCGCTAGTGCCCATGTTGCGGCACCAAGCGGACCATATTTGGGGCGAGACGGAAAATGCAAATGGGCTGACGACACCTGCGAGGGTTTCGCGGTCAAGGATTCCGAATTTTGCGTGGGACACACCAAGCGTGTCTCAAAAGGCAAGCAACCCCTGAAGGCTAAGACGGGTGAGCAGGTGGCTGAATAATGGCATATTCAACGATGACTGCCCAAAGTCTTAGGCAGACGGTTCGCGACATTGTGGACTTGGATGCCGATGATTTGCCAGACAGTCTGTTGAATTTGTATATTCGTGACGGCTATTATCGCATATTGGATGTTGAGAAACGTTGGTCGTTTCTTGAGCAGACGTTTACGTTCAACACGATTGCCAACCAGCGGTCTTATGCTATTGAAACTTTGACTGGTGAACCGATTTCGCAGGTGGTGTCCATTCTGGACAACACTGGTGTCGGGATGCGTTTGGACATGATTGGTTACGACATGGCTGAGCAGACATATGTCGGTTCGTATGACACTGCTGCCGACCCCCTGTTTTATGCTGTGTGGGGTGGTCAGATTCATTTGTTTCCAAAACCCAGCAATGCGCGCCCTCTTACTGTCCGTGCCTATAGGGAGCCGATTGACTGGCAGACTACGGGCGAAGCAGTTGATGCTTCGCCGTCGCTGCATTTCCCGTTGGTGTATTATGCGTGCAGCCGCGTCTATCAGAAACTTGAGGACGCTGCGATGGCTGCCGTCTATAAGCAGGCGTTTGATGAGGGTGTTGCGTTGGCACGTAGCCAGATTTCTAAACCCACTAGTCACGGTCATTTGATTATGGCGCATGGACAAACCAAGGGGCGCCCAACCTACAAGGGATGGTTGCAGCAACTCGGCAAGACTTTGGGGCAGTAAATGTCGTCGCTGCAAATCTTTCAGCAACAGGATTTTACTGGCGGGTTGAACTTCCGTGCCGACCAGTTCCAGTTGGCTGATAACGAGTCGCCTGAGATGTTGAACGTGGAGATTGACCCGCGTGGCGGCGTTTTTAGTCGCGGCGGCTATCAGCGTATAAACACCACTGCTGTTTCTGGTACATGGTCGCCGAAGCGGTTGCATGCTTTTTATGGGGCTACGCCGCGTTTGATGCTGACGACTGGTGCCAAGGTTTATCATTCAACTGGTGGCGATTTCAGCGTCCTTCAGTATTCTTCTGGTAATGATATTGCGGTTACAGCCGAACATGGTGCATCGTTCGCCAATTGGGGTGACGAATTGTATATTGCGGCTGGTCATTCTAGCGCTGGTTCGTATCGCTGGAAAACGACGGACACTTATGCGACAGCCATTCCTGTTCTGACGACTTCGCATTGGAACAACAACTACAACAGCCCTGGGTCTAACTATTTCCCGAAGGCTGAGTTGTTGATTGTGCACGCAAACAAAATGTTTGCGGCAAACATCAACATAAATAGTACGCATTATGCGAACCGAATTTACTGGTCGCATGAGGACCAGCCACGCGATTGGGCTGAAGCAGATTTTATTGAAATCAACGCTGGTGGCAACGGCATTACTGGTATGGCTGTTGTTGCGGGTTCGCTGGTTATTTTTAAGCCGTCGGCAACGTTCGTGTTGGTTGGTTACGATTCATCTAACTTTCAGTTGGTGCAGTTGTCCACCCACCTTGGGGCTGTGCATCCGCGTGCAGTTGTTCAGTCGGATATCGGCGTGTTTTTCTATTCCAACCCAGAAGGATTGTTTTTCTATAACGGTTCTGGCATCGTGGACATCTTCGGCAGTATTCGCCCGTCGTTGGACAGGGGCACGTTCAATGCTGCTGCACAAAATTCGGTGTCGTTGAGTTACGTGAATCACCGTTTGTGGATGTCCGCGCCGTACGACGCATCCAGTACCGTTACAGACCCGAAAGTAAACTTCGTTTACGACCCGTCAATTGGACAGTTTGGTTCTTTTACTATGTTTCAATCTGCGGATGGTTACGGGCTTATTGGTGGATGCGATTATACGAACGCATCTGATGAGAACAAATATATGATGATTCACCCGACTCAGGCACGGGTTCTTGAGGTGGACAAATACAATTTGTCCACCGACAACATCACTGGTACCACTACTGGGTTTACCAGTTCTTACAGGACGAAGTGGTTTGATGGCGGAACGTATATGCAGAAAAAGATGTTCCGCCGCCCAGACATTGTGGTGCGTGAACCTGATGTTGCGACAACTATCAACGTGGAGGTGTACCACGATTTCAACGATGGTGCGAACAATCAGCGCCGCGATTATGACATTACGTATGTGCCACCAGCAGGCGGTTTGGTGTGGGGTGTTGGTTCGTGGGGTGAGAACTGGAGTTCTGGTTCTCCTAGTTCAACGGTTATTACTGGAAAGAATTTGGGGCTTGCTAGGTCTGTTCAGTTGAAGTTCACTGGTCCGTCTGGGATTTTGTGGGGCGTGAACAGTATTGGTTACAAATTCCAACCAAGAAGGGTAAAGGGATAATATGGCTGTTCTAACAATTCCAAACACGTTTATAAACGGTACTGCGGCTGTCGCTTCAGAAGTGAACAGCAACTTTACTGCAGTCAAGACGTTTGCCGAAAACTTGTCCACTGGTATCGGGTTGGACACTGGTGCGATTACAACGAACAAAATTGCGGATTCGGCGATTACTACCGTGAAGATTCTGAACGGTGCCATTACTTCCGACAAATTGGATTCTGGTGTGGCTTCACAGTTGGCGTCTGGTGACAGCGCCCAAATTGTGCTTGGAAGTCAGGTGTTTGCATAATGCAATCTGATTTCCAGTTGCCGTTCGTGAACGCTTTGTCGTCTACTGACAAGGATACTTTGACGACTATTTTTGCTGCGCTGGTCAAGGAGATAAACAAGTTGCGTTCTGATGTTCAACGACTACAGCAAGGGTCCAAAAGATGAGCAACATTGAAACAGCATCATACGGTGACTTTGGGATGAGCGAGGCGGCGCAACGCCGCCGTCGTCTTGCGCAATCGCTTGCCAATCAGCAGGCTGCGTTTATGGGGCAGACGCGGGGACAACGCCGTATCTCGGACATTACGCGTCAATACAATGAGGGGTTTCGTCCGCAACAGGCGGAGTTTGGTCGCCGCGGTTTGGGTGGTCCGAACGTGCGTTCGGGGATTCGTCAGCGTGGTTTGCAGCGGTATGCGGAGCAGTTCCAGCGCGATTTGGGTGACGAGTCGTTGGCTCTTCAGCAGGAGTTGAATAATATTGCGATGCTGGAGGCTGGTGGTCAGGCTGATTTGGATTCGTACTTGAATGAGTTGAGGGCGTCTAAGGCGCAGCAGATTATGGATGCGGCAGCGGCTTTGTCGCAATATACGGGCTACTAGAACAAGGAGCATATTGGTATGGTTATCAAGAATCCGCGCAACAAAAAAGGCAACGGGTCTGGGGCTACGGATAAAGATTTGGCTGACATGAACGCCGCTTTGGCGTATCAGCGTGGTCCCGTATATGAGGCGATGGTCAAGGTTCGCGAAAATCTATCGCCTGAGGAACGTCCCATGATGAGTGGTTCTGGGTTGTCTGGCATTTTATCGCCAAAGGAATCCCAGAAGCGTGTTGATGCACGCATCAAAGCATTACAG